TATCTAGGTTTGACATAGCCGCTGATTTTTCAGCTGCTGTAAGACCTGATTTAGAAAGTTGCCTTTGTTTCTCTACAGCCTCTGTAATAAGGGGAGATAACTCAGGAGTTTCTATTTCAGGGTCTCTTAAAGCTTTAGATAAAGATAGTATTCCTGCAGCAGCTTTCAAACCAGAAAGCACTTTTTCTGCTTTACGCATTTTTTCTTGCTTGTCTGGACTATCTTTAGGTTTTTGAGAACCGTCTTCATTTAAGGCTAAAGACTCCATAGATTCTTCCTCTTCTATTTCTTCTTCAAACTCTAAAGCTTCTCCTTCGTCTATTGCGTCCTGTAGTGTTCTTTCTTTTTCTTTTTTAGGCTGCCCTTCACGAGAAATTATATTAGCCACCCCTCCTGTTGTTACGGCATCAGGTAGCATTTCTCCTTCTATAACAGAATCATAAACACCTTGTATATAGTCTTTTTTTACACCCTCAAGGTCTCCTTCTAGTATTCTTTTTTGTACATCTGGGTTGTTTGCCGCAATTTGCTTGACAGCAGCATTAACAGTCTCATCTATTTGTTGTTGGTCAACATGCGGGTAACTAATTAAATCAGGTTTAATACCAGTATATTCTGCAGAAGATTGAGTTAAAAAAGTTTCATCCCATGTAGAGTCTTCTATTAAATCTATGTATGCTAACTCGGATTTAAAAGAAGTTTCTGGAATAACCACTTCATAAGCAGCAGCTACATTTTCTTTATAAGCAGGGTCTTTAACTAATTTTAAATACCCTTTTATTCTTCTTTTCATAGCTTCAGCACCACTTGGGGTGTTGGAATCTAATCCTTGCGATAAGTGACTAAAAATTATCGAGTTAGCTTCCCCTCTAAAACTTTCTGTATCTCCTTTTTTTGTTGTAGTAAGACCCTTTTCGTCTTTCCATTCACGTTTATATTTTTCTGTAAAAACTTCTCTTAAGTTTTGTTCTGCTGCTTGTATAGCTGCTGCATCACCTTCCTGCAAATCATCATAGTTTGCAGTTATCATTCTATTTCTGTTAACTAAACCAGCAAGCTCTTTAGTGCCTTGGTCTACACTTTTATTAGTGCCTGGAATTTTAGATGTCCCAGGTGTTTGAGGAGGGTCTACATTAACAGAGCTTGATTTAGTTCGTGGTGTAGCGGTTTGTACTCCGCTAAACACTTCTGCTGTTCTTGTATTGCGTCCTGTAATACCTTTATAAGCTTTGTCACCTGGTTGCAATACAACACTGTTTTCTTTCTGTAAGTCTTTTGAATCTCTAATAATATTTGCAGCTTCTTTAAAGTCACCTTTATTAATAGCATCATAAACCCCAGACTTTCCCAACCCTGCTACACCATTTCTATATGCTAAGTCTACTATAGCTGCTCTTTGATTATCAGCTAAACCATCATAGTCATCTAGTTTTTTTCTAAGTTGACGTTCAAAGTAAGGTACGATTTTATTGACTAAAAGGTCATCAGCCTCTTCTTTAGTCATTTTTTTATTTTTGTAATCGCTAAATTTAGGTCTACCATCTTTACCATCTAAAACCATAGCAGTAAAGCCGTATCCTATAGTAGGGACTCCGCCAGAATCGGGATAGATAGTATCAACGAACCCTTCGTTCTTTTTTAGTAAATCTATTACTGAAATCGCCATAACTATTTATGTTTCCAAGTTTTCATTTCATTGTTCACGAACACGCCAGCCTCTTTAAATTGTCCTCCAGCTACCATTCGTTTAATCTTTTCCATAGCAGGCTTATCAAATACACCCTCACCACCTGTAAGCTCCATTCCTGTATGCTGACCATTTTTGTCTACTACAGCTAATGGGTTTGTTTTGTGGCTGTATGCGCCTTTAGTCATACCACCTGTATTGTAGTTACCCATTGTCATTTTGTTTATATCAGGAAATTTATTTCCGTATTTCTGCATATCAAAAATAAAGTCAGAATTTGTGCCAGGGTTATAAGTTACTGGTGCTTTTGGTAAACTAGTATTATCTTGCTGTACACTTAAATCAGGCATGCTAGCAGGGTCAATAAATCTACTAGCCAACCTGTATAATGTTTCAGGGCTAGGCATTAGTTTGTCTAGATGGTTTTCGTCTTTAGGGTATTTGGTATAAAACCTAGGATTATCATTAGGGCCTATCATTCCTGAACCGTATCCAAACTTAGCAGAGTAGTCTATACTACCAGCATTAGAAGGTTGTATAGGCTCTGCTTCTTGTATTTCCCCACCTTCTTGGTAACCTATAGAGCGTTCGCTTTGTAATTTTAAATCTTCTGATAATTGGTCTTTCTCTCTTTTAGCAGACTCTTCTCTACGTTTCTCTCTTTTCTTTTTACCCTTAGTAAGAAGTCCAACACCTAAACCAACTGCTCCACCTACAGCAGCTCCAATTGGTCCTGCAGCTGCCCCCATAGAAGCAAATTGTAAAGCAGAACCAGCAACATCAGCATTTCCATACTCAGGGTCAGTGTCAAGTGCTGAAATGGCTGCACTAGCTAATCCTAAACCAGCTCCTAAGTTAGCACTATTGGTTTCTTTTTGTTTGTCAGTTAATGGCTCTTTGTTTTCTCTATCTTCTTTACTGCCAAATAATGAACTCTCATTAAGTCCTGACATACCTATAGCTTTTCCTACAGCACCTCCACCGTAGTACAATGCATTAGCTAATTTCTTTTCTTCTTCTTTTCCTAAGTAATTTATCATTTTACTATTCTATTGTGGACAAGTGCGCCAAATAACTCAACTGGGTAGTTAGCAATAGGAGCAGTTGCATTAATAATTAGATACTGGCCTTGAGCTTTATTAGTACCATCTGTAATAGGTATTATGTGTTTACCGTTAGCCATTCTGTCAGAAAACTCATTATTTGTTATTGAACTACCACTCATTGAATCAGTAAATGTAAAAGTAGTAAATTTCTTTGTATTGATATTACCAGAGCAATACATAACAAGCTTATCGAATTTTTTAGTTGAATAAACGCTTTCGTTACACACAAAAGTTACATCTAAACATTTAGGTAAAGTAACATTGTAATATGAGTTAGCATTATTTAAACTATTTTCTAACCATAAAGAACCGCTAGATATATCATCTGAACCAGCTAGTTTAGTGTATCCAACTGTATAAAGCTCACCTTTATGATTAATAGATTTTGCTACAGATTGATACTTCTTACTTACCATCACGTCTGATAACTCACTATAGGTAATGCTAAGGTTGTTAGCAAAAGTAGGATGGGTAACACTTAGAGTGACTTCTGAGTGACGATAATCATGCGCTAAAGCTACACCACCTTTAGACAAATCTAGAGGCTCGTCTTTTATTTGCAAATCTTTCAAAGCGTCAAATAAATTTGCGTTCTGTGTAACTACACCTAAATCTTGTACAGCTATACCTTGACCATAAACTAGTTTGCAAAACGCAGACTGATAAGAGTCAAACCAATACGCTGAAACACCTGTAGTAATTACATTATTATAATGCTGACTACCATACTGTGTGTCTACGTAATCACTTCGTTCTATAACTCTTCCTGTACCCGTTGCAATAGTTACGGCTGCTGCGTCTGCATTATCAACAACAACTCTTGGATTAACAGATAGTTTTGCAACAGCACCGCTTTGCAGTGTAAACAAATCACCTCTTAAGTTAAATATATTGTAAATAGGTCCAAACTTTGTGTTAAGTTCATGTACTTCTGCTGCAGGAAAATCAGTGTAAGCATCTAATGTATCACCACTTATTTTTAAGCTAGAAGCAGCAATCATATTTGACATTGTGTTTATTTGGTCAAAATCTTCTGGCTTTTGTAAAAATGTTTTAGATGTATTTCTTGAACTATAAGTAGAATTGTATAATAAATCATCTTGTACATTATGAGTTAATGTATCTGTTACACCAAAGAAGTTACCATCTCTCATATCTAAGTTGACAGTACTTTCTACTGGAAAAACAAACCCTACGTTAGGTGCATGTCCATCTGTTCTATCACTAACGTATACTAGTTTACGTAACGAATACATGTTAATGTAAGTATCACCTCCAAATACATCTACTCTATCGGAGCTTGTAGGGCTAAAGTTTTCGTGCCCCGTAAGCATATACCTGTTGTTTAAAAAGTTAGAAAGCTCGTTACCTCCATAAGCGGATGTACTAACATCTCTTGTTACAGTACAATACATTTTTGATGAGTAAATCCTTGCGCCATCTTGATTGTCTTGGTTAGCGTTATAATTAATTCTTTGTAAAATGTTTTTACTAGAATCACCACAACCAAACTGATTACTCTCTATAAGCTTGTCATCATCTAACGATATAAAAGTAGTAGCACATCCTTCAAGTACAGCTCTACCATCAAACTTACTATCGCCCCAACCACTACTACCCGCATCATAAAAATCTGCAGTAAATGATATAGGAGAAGAAACAACATAGATACCTGAACCAGTATCGCCAGAATCTTGTCTTGCCTGTGAAAGAGAATAATTATGAAAGTCTTTGTCTTTTGCACCAGTAAAGGCTACATCATAACCATTTTTTGCACTACTAACAGTTCCACCAGGTTCTACAGCTTGAGCATGTTTTATTGGTTTATATATATCATCACCTACATTTCTTCCTTTAGGCCCTACATTTCCTAGGTTGTAATAAAAGAAAGAATCATCATTAAGTGTAAACACTGTATATATAGAATTACCTGCACTATTATTCGTTGCACTTTCTCCACCAAAAAAGAATCTACCTGCCGCTAAGTTACCTGACTCTTTTGCTCTTACACCAGTCCAAGAGTTTAGCTCTGAGTCTAAAGTAGTATCACTAGGTACGTTATCTTCTGTAAAAGTGTTTTGTACAGAGTCTAGTCTAGCAGATACTCCTATTTTATCTCCTACTTTATGAATATATGGTTTATTAGCTAAGTTTGACTCAGGGCTATCAAATGTAAAAGTAGTTTGACCTATTTTTAAACCTTCATGCTGAAAGTCTGGAGAACCATAAGGAGTTGCGTACACTCCTAATTTATTTCTTAACCTTTTACTAGAGTCATTATTTTGCATGTTAATTACAGGCGTTATAACTCCATTTTGAATTATTCTTTTATCACTATCTGTTCTATCAACACGAACAATAGAGTATCCACCAATTTTAGCTAAAATATCTGCACTAAGCTTAACATCAAACTGTGGAAACAATACATACCCATCAATATTTTTTTCTGTAGGGTTTACAAAGTTTAATGTAACATTTGTTTGTGTAGCGGTAGCGTTATTACTCATAGTAAACTGAGTAGTACTATTTATCGTAGTTATTCTAGTACCTTCTGGTATTCCATCTCCATATACATGCAAGCCTGCAACTATAGCTGTGTTAGCAACGTGTGCAACTGTAGCTGCTCCGTCGCCTGTGTCTGTAGTGCTATCAGTAAAAGAAGTAGTACCACAATACTTAAATGTAGTTTGACCATCTGCACCAATAGATATAGCTGAACCTGCAGCGTTTAATGTAGAAAAATTAGTAGAATTATCAGGCATTCTAATATCCCCAATAGGATTTACAAAACCTGGGTTTAGATTTCTGTCATAAAACAATATACCAAACCTGTACACTTCACCTCTTTGGTATCCTTTAAAGTCTTTTACAAAAAGAGGGTTTTTATAATTATCATAAAATCCATCTGCGCCTTCTCTTCTTAAGTTTTGAGAAAACAAAGGGGCTTTATTGTAGCTAGTAAAGTTTTTAGACTGTTGGTCGCCACTGTCGTAAGTGGCAGAATTTTCTCTTTGGAAGTATGTACAATCAGATAAAGGAAACTTTTTAGTATTAAAAGTTACTCTTACTCCTGTACCTGTAGCAAAACCATCAGACTCTGCACCAGGTATAAAAGCATTAGAGTAATCGCTTCCTTTCAAATACCCGTAATAACCAATGTTTTCAAATGAAGATATACCATCATCATAAATAACATCTTCTCCTAAATCAGTATTTATTAATCCATCTTGTTTTTCCCAAGCATTTGTATTTCTATTTCTCCTGTAAGACTTTACTCTAAAACTTTCTGTAATATCACTTAAGTCACTAGATAGGTTTACTGCAAATAGTCTATTATCTTTTATTGCTAAGTCTTTACACGTGCTCCAAACGGTTTCTGTTTTAAATATTTCAGCTATACTTATTTCAGTGGTTGTTTCATTACCGTTATGTACATAAGTAAACTTACCGTCTTCTACTAAACCTGAACCTATAATTCTAGGCTGTATAGACCCTATCTCATCTATGTATAAAATATCAATAATTTCAACTTGAGAAAAAGCACTTGATATTCCGTCTACTTCTATCTTTACACTAGAATTAGAAATATTATTAGCTCCTTCTGGAGGGCCACCTTTTATTTCGTGGTAATCTGCTATTCTACTAGTTTTAGCTACATGAATAGGTTCAGATATATTAGATATTTTTGAGAGCTTACCATCTTCTGACTTAAGCCTATAACAGTAAGAATGTGAACCACAACTTACCGAACCACCTGTAAGTATAGAAGTAATGTTAGGGGCTTTCTGATATTTACTGTTAAAAACATTAAGCTCATTAGCAGATGTTAAATTCTGATAATAAGATACGGACTCTTTTAAGTTTACAGTTCTTAAAGGGTTTGTTCCATCAGTCCAGTATAACCTGTGAAACTTTTCATTCTCTTCAGATTTTTCTGTTCTTACCAATGTTTTAGCAGTAAAACCTAAATCTAGCTCTCCAAATATAGTTTCTGCAGTAGTAATAGTTCCATTATCAGCTACAGATAATTTTATAATATTATCTTTTCCTGTAGCAGCATTATGACACAAAGCAATCATGTAATCGCTAAACGTTTCTAAACCAACTATTTGGTAACTAGTACTACTAGAGTTAGTAGCAAATGTCATAGTTTTGTTTGCTACAGTATATCCGTTACCATTATTTGTGGCTGCAGTTACACTACCAAAAGCTGCACTAGTAATTACGTCAGCAGTAGAGGTCCTTGTCATCGAAGGAACAAAACTTACTGTTTGGTCAGTTTTAGAAATAAAATATATAGCATTTTCTCCTGAGTTTGTAGCTACAGTAAGTAAATTGTTTTTAGTTGCATTAGAATAAGGAAGTGCTATATATGTAGTAAGTAAAGCAGAAGCGTAGCCTAATATAGTAATATCGCTATCTGTTCCTGACCAGTTGTCACTAATTGAAGGTACAGAATCACTTCGAGTTTCTATACCAAACGTAGTAGTAAAGTCTAAAGACGTATCTACAAGGCTACCTCTTTCTGCTAGAGTGTATCCAACATAAGATTGAAATGTAGCTGATTTTTCTTGAGCTGTAGCTGCTATAGAGTAATCCCCTATCGAGGACGAGTAATAAGGTATCAATTGAAGAGTTTTGTCTGCTATTGATATGTTGACATCAAACGCAGCTTTAATTGCAGCAGAGCCTGTAGTTTCCACTTCAGGGTATATTAGCTGATTAAATGCGTTTATAATTAAAACTTCCTCATCTGTACTTTCACCATCTACATGATAATAAGTGGTAGAGTGTGTTGCACCTCCAAATGTAATAGATGCTATAATGTTGTCAATGTATCGACTTACAACGTAGTTTGTACTACCAATCGTTCTAGTATCAGTACTAAGTGTACCAAAAGTTAAACTGCTAAAAGTTTTTTGTGCGTCAGATAAGTTTCTAGCTAAAGCATTACCTTCAGCTGAGTTTAAAACAAACAAATTATCTTGCTTAGTCATTAAGCGAGCATTAATTGCAGTTTTATAACTTTCGGATGGCAGTAAATTAGGGTCTATATCTGATTGCATCCCTTTAGTAAAGGAATTTGGTTTTTTATTAGACTCTGCCATAATTAAAATAATTTACGAGTTGTATCTCTTGTAGGTTGTAATGAGTTCCAGTATTTACCTATATTTCTCCATTGCTGTTTAGAAGGCATATTGTCTTTACCTCTAGCTTGAGCACATAGGTTGGACCATTCATTTTTTAAGTCTTGGTATACATACCTAGGAAGTTTTTGGTTATAATACTCTCTTCCTTTGTACTTGTACATAATGTAAGCGGCTATAGCGTCTTCATGTGCAGCCGATATAGTTGGGTAACCATCATCATCTGTGCTTATAGCTTCGTAATGTAATTTTATAATAGTATTATCAGAAACGTCAATATTTAAATAACCTCCTGAAGAATAACAGTTTGCAGCATCGTAGTCACCGTTTTCTGAAAGTATTTCTATTGTATTTATAAAGTCTTCTGGTAATAGAACCTTTTTACTTGTAACTGTTAGTGTTGCTATTTTTTTGTCAAACGTAAGATAAGAACCAATTTTCTTTTCCGCTTCAAAAGACCATTCTACAAAGTTGTGAAACTCTTTTGCTGCGTCTTGTATACCTAAATTACGTATTACTGCTGCTACCACTTGCTTTACACTAATTTTAGGACTTCCTTTCATCTTAATTATTTATTAATGCTTTAAATCTTGTTAAAGGTAACACTTTATATTTACTGTGTTTGTAGGGTCTATCCCACATTACCTTTGTATACTCGTCATCAAGTATAGGTACTTTGTACAATACTATCTTATTTTCTTCTTTAGATTTTGCGTGGTCTATACGTACATGAAAAGGTCTTTTATGAGGAAACCTCTTTAAATACATGCTACCAAGATTTAGAGGCATTTTAAGAACCTCTTGTTCTTTTGCTATAACATTAGTCCACTCATCTAAAAAGCTTTCTAGAATCGCATAAAACTCGCTATACGATAACATTCTATCCTTAGTAGTACCACTTACTCTAATATCTTTTCTTATAGAGTCGTATATGTCTTTTAAAGTGGTGTACTTACTTCTGTATTGTTTACTATACTCCTGGCTCTTTTGATTGTGCATTTTCGTCTACTTGGTTGTTTGGTGTCTTAGCGTTATTAGATAGCATTACGTTAAACTCTAACTGTAATACGTTTTGCACTAATAATGGAATTAATTCTTCAGGTATTGGGTATTCAGTTACCTCATCACTTGTATAAGATGATACAGTTGTAGGGTCTGAAAATACACCATTAATTTCTAAAGCACCATCACTAACTATTGATTCACCTTCCCAAACGTAAAGCTTACGGTCTGACAAAGTTGCAATCTTGCTGTTTGCCTTTAGTATAAACCTAGAATTGTTAATAAACATTCTATCGTGGTTTTGTACTATAGGAAGAGGCACATAAGAAGAGTCTACGGAAGTATCATCTTTATAAGCAATACTACGTATAGCTCTATTGTCGTTAAAACCTACCAATCCAAGAGTAATACCACTTGCGCTTGGTGATACTGCTTCTACTTGAAATATAGAATTAGATGCTTTCTTTCCGTTATCTGTGTATTGGATAAGTAAATTAGCTCTATGGTAATGTACCATAAACTTAATTTGTCTTAAAGATACATCTGAATCGTCAGATGCTACACCCCCAGAGATGAGGTTTTTAATGTTGTACGCAATTTCGTTTAATGTAGCCATAGTCTTTAATTAATAAGAAAGGGCAAAGTAAGTTAACCCTACCTCACCCTTTCTAGAAAGCAGGGAGCAAAAAGCATCGTTATACTCGTCGTTCAGTTATTTCTGCCTGAATCAGTTGGTATCTTGGGTCTCCCAATGTCGCCAAGATTTTACGAGCTGCAATCTGACATACCTCTTCATGGGTAGTCGCATCTAAGTTAGTAAACAGTGTTGTATGCTGTAAGTAAGTAAAAACACAAACAGTAGCTGAAGCAAACCCAATAGAGTTTACATTACCACCCTGAAAGTAAATAACAGGGTTAGAAGAATCAGCTTTATTAAAAGGGTCATTTAAGTATGCACTTATATCACCTATCTGAACTACTTTTACATTTACATTAGGAGAAGTTTTTACATAAGCTGATAAAAATCTACCGTATGTGTCATCTCCGTCTAATGTACCTATAGCACTAGCTGTACCATCTACTAAACTTACGTCTTTAGATATAACTAGTTTTTGTAGTTTATCTCTACTATCTTGTGTAGTTTCAAAAGCACCATAATATTGCTGAATGAACTCTTCTGTCGCCATTGCTAGAAAAGCATCTAAGTCTCCGTCGATAAAGAAAGCCGTAGCTTCACTATCTATAATGTTTCTAATCCTAGTTCTAGCAGCAGCTGCATCCATTTTACTTACGCTTTAGCATTCTTTTTATTAGGTAATTTCTCACCTCGAATTTCGTTCTTCAATATAGCTAAAATATCTTTATGCTCTTTTAGCCAAACAAGCACTTGTTCTTCGTTAGTTCCAATAGCTTCTCTACCGTAATAGAAGGTGTCATTTTTGTACCCTATTTTCTTAGCACTTAGTGCTTGAATAAAGAACACTCTTAAATCTTTCTCTGGGTCGAAATGAGTTTCCATAAAACCTTCTGCATCTACTTGTGCTAGTTCTATAAGTCTTGCTCTCAAAACATCCATATCAGAGTTTAGGTTAAACCGCTTAAGAGTGGCAAACTGTATTACTTCTTTATCAGTCATTTTAGCAGCTTCAATAATTGCCCTTGCTGAATCTAAAGTATTTTTAGTTTTTACCTTTTCTATTGCAGTTAAATCTTTTCTTACCCATCTGCCTCCTAAAACATCTGGACAGTTCTTTAAAAAATTATCAATAAGAACATGGGTTTCATTGCTCATGTCAAGTAACACTGATGCGCCTTTAAAAGTTATTTGCTCATCATGACCGTTAATGTCTTTGTACTCAACAATTCTTCCATCTCTACCTTTGTAATTTCCAAAAGTAAACGACGCAGTCCCCTTTGGGTTTCTGTAGTCGTATTGTACTAATTTCTTTGCTTTCATCTTTTTGCTTTTTGTGATTAAATATAAAAAATAAACACACCCCCGAAGAGGTGTGTCTAAATAAATTTACGCTACTGTAATACCAGCTGCTGTAATAAGGGCTGCATCTACAATCCATCCAGTACCGTCAGATACAAGATTAATGTAGTCACCTTTCTTAAGTTTAGAAGCTACAATAGTTAAACCTGCTGTACCTACTAAAGAAATTGGTGTTGCACCAGCCGCAGTTAGAATACCGTAAAAGATAGTGTTTCCAACTGTTCTAGTTCCGTCAGCGTTTACTGTGTAAGATTTTACAACAGAAGCGTGAGCAGAATTATCAGCAGAAGCTACAATCTTGTAGTTCAGTCCAACTTTAGGCATTGGCAATACAATAGTAGAAGCCGCACCACTAGCACCCAAAAGAATTGTAGAACCTGATTCAAAATCAGATAATACTACTTGGTTACTAACGTAAGCTTTTACTAGTACATTACTTGCTACACGACCCTTATCATGAGTCATGTAGTTTTTGTCTTCTTCCGACTTGAAGAAGCTCTTATTTCCGTCTAATTCTCTTGACATGATTTTTTATTTTAAAAATTAATTACTTATTATAGTACTAAACCTGACGGCTTAAGAATACCACAAGAAAGCGGGTTACGAACAATGATACCTGATTGAGTTAACCAGTGACATTCAAACTTGTCATCTCCAGAAGCAGACAACATAGAAGCTGAATCGTAAGGGTTAATCATTCCTGGTACATATTTCTTTACCCAGTTACGGTTAGTTCCTTCAGCACCTTTAGCAATCAATTCAATGTTAGCAACACCTTGCTGAACTGACATATCTAAAAATACAAACATACCACTCAAAGTAGTAGTTCTAAAACCAGTTCCAGCAAGAGTAGCACCATTATCAACAGCAGCAGTAGCAGCTAAGTTCGGGTCATCAAATACTGGACAGTGAACTAAGGTAATTTTGTTACCTAAAGCTTGGTAAGTACTAAAGTTAGCACCAACTTGTACATCTTGACCATACTTATCAACCATTACAGTAGAAGCGTTAGTTCCAGAAGAGAATAACAAATCTTTCATTGCTCTGTGGAATTGAACACGACCTTGAGTACCTGTAAATACAACATACTCATTTCCTGTTGGAGCAGCAGCATTTAAAGATAACTGACCAATGTATTCAGTAATAATTTTTTCAGTCAAATCTGCAGTAGCATCGTAAACCAAAGTATTTGAATCTTCAATTTGTGCAAGTAGACCATCACCAATAATTGGCATGTTACCAGCAGCTGAAGAGTCTCCACCAGCAGTAGTAGCAGTGTAGTCAGCTACAGAAGAACGACCAAACCATCGCATAACCTCTAGGTCATACATAAACTGAGCTTCAGTTTGTTGCTCTTTAGTAAAGAACCATAGTCTGTGTCCGTTGTGCTCAACCCATGTAATGTCAGTTAAGTCACGAGCGTCGATAACTAATTTCTTACGAGAAGTAGTCAACCAGTTTTTACGAGTTTCTGGGTAAGCGTAACCTTCACCTACTTCAGCTCCTAAAGAACCTTCACCAAAAGCATTACCAATTACACCAATAACACTATCTGCAGAAGCAGTAGCTGTAACTACGTTAAGAGCTTTACCAGTAACAGTTTTTACGTTTGTACCATCAACAATAGTTTCAACGTGAACCTGAAGACCTGAAGCTAAACGTACGATGTCGTTTGCGTTAATCAAACAAGGAAGAGCAGTAGTATCAGTTACTGAAAAAGAAATTGAATTTCCAAAAACAGAATCAGTAGTTAAATCAGCCGCTAATTGTTGCTGACCTCTGTAACGATTCATTGACTTCCACTCAAAAGAGTTGTCACCTAATACTTTTTCACCAGCACCAAAGCTTAGTTTTTCAAGTAGGTAGGTAGTAGTGTAACGAGGGTAAAGCTCGATTACTTTTTTTGCAATCTCTGGGTACTTTAATAAGTTAGCCGTAAGAGAATTGTCTGCTGTGTTGTAAGCTGCATCATATTTTGCGCTATAAACTTTCATAAATTCTAAATTTTAATAATTAAATAATTGTTTTTATAAACCTTATATAATTACTAACCTATAAACTTGTTTGGGTCGAAACCTTTTTTAACAGGCTCAAAGCTTTTGGTAGAACGTCCACCTCTACTAGGTGATGTAATACCGTCAAGAACTTTAGATTTTCCTAGCTCAACGCCTTGCGTACGAACCATCTTGAAAATCTTATCCTTGTTTTGCCATAGAAAAGCGGCCTCCGCAACATTGGCATGAGACTCAAAAATATCTTGGGCAAAATTACCTTTGGTTATATAACTATATAGTCGTTTCTTTTCTTTCTGGGAAACCTTTCCTCCAAAAAACTCTTCTTTTTGTTTAATAAAACTCTGAAGGTCTTTTCTAGATTTAACGGAAGCTTCCTCTTTTTGCTTTTCTCCTTGCTGTTTTTCTGTTCTAAGTCTATCCTTTTCATTGTGGATATGCTTATTAAGTTGTTGACGGATTAAAGTAGCTTCTCTTTTAAGTAGCCCTGCGTCTGTCAACCTATCTACGGTGTCTTCTATTGCCTCATCTTCGTATTTAGATGCTCTCATATCAGCGACAACTAAATCTTTGTCTGATAGCTCTAAATAAGAATTAAGGTTTTCTATAACCTCGTTCTCTTTTACTTGTGGTTTTAAAGCTTCCTTAACTTTATTTAAGAATTCTTCTTTACTACCAGCTTCAATTCCTGCTTCTTTACTTAACTCGCTCCAATCAAGTTCAGGTGCAGCAACTGCTTCTACCTCTTCAGATTCATCCCAGTCAGATTCTTCTTCTGCTTCTGTTTTTTCAGAAACTACTTCTTCTTCCACTTCAGATACGGGCTCTTGTGTTTCCACACTTTCCCAAGAAAAATCATCAGATTCTTCAACTTCTTCAGTTTTAGCTACTTCTGTAGCTTCAACATTTTCTGTTACTTCTTCAGTTGCTTCTACAAGTGTAGGTTGCTCTCCTAAAAAAGAACTTGGGTCGAAACCTTGTGTAGTTTCTTCTGTAGACGATACTGCGTCTTCAATTAATTTGCTTTCTTCTGCCATTTTGTTTTGCTTTTAACTGTTTACAAATATATTACTTTTTTTCTATTGTTTTTCTGGACTCTGTACGCCTAACGTTTTTAGCATCATTTTCTTTTTGTTGAAAATTAAAATCAGCTTTAACTTTTTCTAGAGATAGTTTATTTTTTTCTCTTGAGTCATCAATATCTCTGTTTGCGTCAGAAGCTACTTCTTGAGCTACAACTCTTGCTTCAGCATTTATCTGCGCTACTTTAATACGTCCATCAATCTCCATTTGTTTCATCTGCATTTCTGCCTGAGACTGAGCTTGTTGCGACTCTGCTGCAGCTTGCTGTTGTTGCATAGCTTGTTCTTGCTGTTGCATTTGCTGTTCTTTCATAGCGTCAATACCTTGCTCAAGAACATGTTGCGCTTCAGTCATTGTATCAGCTTTAAGAACTTTAAGAGCATCTAACAGTGTAATAGAACCAGACTGCAATGCTGCCTGTGACATTTGTTGTACAGATTGCTTAAGAGCGTCATCTTTACCAGCATCTCCTAAGAAAATACCATAATCATTAAGAGCTACATCAGGAAGTACGTTAAGCATCTTGTATCCTGCATCTCCTAAAACGTATGCAGCTTTCTTTCCACCAGCCCAAGACATCTTCATTAAGTTGGCAAGCTTATCAAATACTTTCTTCTTTACTTGGTTATGCGAGTAGAACCAACCTCCTGTAGATATAGAAGACTGAGT